AGGATTAGAAGCTATAAATGAGTTAGTATTGTCTCCTGCTTCTTGTGATTGGAAATCTTCAGGTTTTTGTCCTTCATTATATTGACTAGCTATATCAGGTCTATCTACAATAGCATGTGTTCTGTTTCCAATAAATGCCTCACCTCTTTGTGGTGTGTAGAATACTTTAGGTGATACTTCATTTGTCAATGGTATTAAATTACATGTAACTTTAATACCTTTAGGAAGTTGACCTACATATAATGAATCTTCTCCATTTATAAATTTTCTTCCATCTATATCTCTATCAATATCAAATCCCATCTCCATGATTGGAGTGTAAGCTAAAGATTTAACTACTACTAATGATCTTCTTAGGTAATCACCCATTGTGAAATAACATAAATTACCTCTCATTAAACCAGCATCTGAGTAATCAGGCATTGTTGTCCATGATAGTGCATTTAGTTTTTGATAACTAGATATCATATCAGCTCTTGATAGATTAGGTACAACAAGTGTTAATGAAAATTCTCGACTAAATCCTTTATACTTATAGAAATTTTCTGCTCTACCATTATATCTGTAAGCATCCCATTCTCCAGTAAAAGAGTCATTAAAATCTTCAACATATGCTCTAAAATCAATTAATGTATTTGTACCTCCATTATTGTTAACTAAAGTAAAATTAAAATCTATAATATCTTCTCCTTTCTTACCTATTTCTCCTTGATCAGGAGATATAGCTAGGTTAGGATTAAGAATTCGAGTTATACCCTTTCTAGAGTTACTTTTAAAATATGTTTTACTAGTGTTATAACCATGTCCATATAAACTATTTTCTCTATTAAAACTAGTATAATTAGTACTAGGAATATCTGGAATACTTTCTCTAAAATCTAATATGGTTCCTTTAGAATTAACAGTTACTTTACTAGTATTTTTAATTTGTTTATAAGTTAAATAGCCTGGGGTTGTTGATGTAAATGTAATTGATTTATTAACATTTCTATTTAATATATCAGAAGCGTTTTCAGCATTTCCAAATAATGTAGTATCAGATATAGTAGAATCTATTTTTTCTTTAAATAATAATGATACTCCTGTTCCTTTTGTAAATAATCCATTTAAGTTATACACATCACTAATAACTTCTTTTGGATTATAATTCCATATTGTAAATATGAAGTTTGGAGTTAGTGGGATAATTGTAGAAAATGATATTGTAGATCTTTTTTCTGGGATTTTTACTTTATTAGTATTAATTTGATTAGTACTATTCCAAAGTCTTATATTTGTTTTACCAATACCTAAAATTGATCCTGGGCCTCCACCATATGAAAATAATATTTGAGAATTAGGAGTAGTATTTAAACCATATTCACTAATTGTTTTAGTATCATCAAATTTTTGGAGTTTATTAGTTTTATATAAACCTGTTAATCTGTTTATATAAACTTTATCATTTAGTTTAGTTATTTCAAGGTAACCATCTTTTCCACCACTAAAATATCCTCTTCTAAATACATTAAAACCTTGTTTGTTTAAATGGTAACCAATTGATAATACTCCAGCTTGAGCTATTGTACCTAAAGGATTATATATTCTAGTAAAACCATTTACTACTTTAACGTTTTGTCTTTCTAATAACTCTTGTTTAACAATAAATAAAACACCATTAACAGAAGCTCCTGGGCCAAATGGATTAAAGAATTTAGTTAATCTTTTTACATCATTAATTGAACTAACAGGATTTAAGTACCCATTACGTAATAAAAAATCGGGTGATGAGGGTGCTTCTCCATCAGGTATAGGAGTTGTAATATATGGTTGGTTACTTGAACCACCACCTTTCCTATCATGTCCATATCTTAAAGATTTAGCAGAAAAATTACCTAAACCCCCTTGTTGCCCTTTAGAGTTATAATAGTAAAAGTCAGGTAAATTTGTTACTAAATTGATTAACCCCATTATCCAGGTAGATTATTCAAATAAGGTAATGGTTGTCCACTTGGTGATACTGATGGTGGTACTCCTCCTAAATCTAATAATGATGGTGTAGGTAAAAAGTTACCTGTTCCATCTAAGTATTGTTGATAATCTCCGTTAACAGTGTTAAGGTTATCACCAGTTATTGAATAACTGTCATGCATTTGAGAAGCATTTGTAGCTAAAGGGTTTATAGATGGTGTGTTACCATTATAAACAGTTAGGTTTGATCCCGGTCCTTGAAGTAAGTCTAATAGTCCCATATTGTTTGTTTTTTAATGTTTATTATAAATATTCAATGTTATGGCATTTGGCTAGAAATTTTATTATTTTCGTTATTAATACCATTAGTTAGTTCTCTTTCATTTAATTTAACAGAAGTATTAACTTGTAATGGAACTTTAACCATTGCTCCCGCAACAGCTGCTGCTATGATTGGTGCCATGATTGATGCCATTTGATTAGGATCTACATTCATTCCACCATTTCCACCTTTATTTCCACCACCTGGGTTGATTCCTACTTCATTTTTACCTAATAAATCAGTTCCTACTTTAATGTTACCATCAGCTCCATACATTAATTTATCTTTAGGATCTAATTGAACAGATCCAAAGTCTCCTGATAAGATTGGGGTTTTTCCTGTTGTATCAATATCAGCGTCTTTTACACTAGGTGCTTTTGTAGCGGAAGAAATCATATAACCTACTGCTCCTGCTGCTGCTATACCAGCCACTAATAAATAAGGATTTACAGCAATTTTAGCGGCTGCTATACCACTTTCTAAACCTAATATAGTTATTAATTTAGGTATAGCTGTTGCTAAACCTTTTCCAAATGCTATTGTACTTGTAACTATTTGATTAGCCATAATAATTCCAATACCAGTCATTATTCCATATAAAATCCAACTATTACTTAACATATCTGCTAACATAGCTAATGGGGCAGCTAGTATTTCACCCATTTTAGCCATAGAATTATTAATTGATTCTTGAATTGATAGACGTTTCATATCTGCTAATTCAACATCAGCTAATTTAGCTGCTTGTTCTTCAGACAAACCATTGGTTATTTGTTGGTTGTAGATCATTTTAGACATTTCTTCTCTACTTAAACCTAAAGTTTTAGCTATGGCATCTTGTTGGATACGATTGCCTGAAGAGAATGATTCGATGATTTCCTGGTTATTGCCTATTTCTTTAGTTAAACCCGCTATATCGTTGTTTAATGCGTACAATCTAGCTTGTTCTAAATTAATTGACTTACCAGTTAATAATTCTGCTTCTAATTCCGCTGATATACTGTCTTCAAAATTAAGTAATGATTCTGCTACTTTATCTACATCACTTAAAGTTAATCCTAATTTTTTAGCTTCAGATGCAGTTTGAGCCATTGCTACAGCATCACCCTTAAATGATAAAGCCATATGGTCAGATATGTTAGACAAATCTTTAAGTATACCTTTATTTGATATTCCAGTTTTATTTAATTTGTTAAAATTAGATACTGTGGCTACAATTTTTTCATTATTATCTTTTAATTCATTACCATTTACTTTTGCTATACGAGCTAATTTACCTGCTTCTTCAGCAGTCATCCCCATTAATTCAACCATCTCAGTAGCTTCCCCAATAGTTTCTGGGGTAAATATAGTCTCAGCAACTAAACCAAATTGTTGAGTTAAAGCTGTTGCTTGTTTAATATTTTGAGCCATAGTTGTTAAACTAGTACTAGAAGCATCTATATAACTATAACTAAGACCTGTTTCTCTAGTGTATTCAGTTTGAGCTTTATTTAAAGCAAAGAATTGTTCAACCATTTTGGCTAACATAAAATCCATCATGTTAGTCATAGTCAATTGTTCTTTTAAAGATATTGCTATATTTTTATACTTATTAGTTTGAGTACCTAATAATTTATTTTGTTCTTCTAAAGATTGTTTTAAATTATCATTAGCCGCTTTATCAGTACCATATCTTGTTTTTAACTGTGAGTATAGATTCTTTTCAGCAAATGATAATTTATTATATGGTTTACTTTGTAATTCTTGTAATTTATTTATATCACTAATTACGTCTTGATTAAGTTTTAATTGGAATCTAGCTTCTTTAGTTTTTTGGATAGCATCAGATATAGGTTTAGCTATACCTGAGAAACCCATTTTTTCTAAAGCTTTACCTACTCCTTCTAAACCACTTCCTAATAAACCTATTTCCTTATTAACTTCTTTTTGAATTTCTAAAGTTCTATTTAAAGCTTTATTAAAATTTTCTTGTTCATCTAAAGCAGCTTTAGCATCTCTTAAATTATCTTTACTTAATTGACCACTTTTTATAGCTAATTTTAATTCTTCAAATTTTACTCTAGCTTGATTTTGGAGATTTTTTAGTTGTTTTTCAGTTAAAATAGTTTCTCCTCTTCTATAATCTACAACTTGTCTAGAAATATCAGATATGCCTCTTAAAGATTTTTTAGCACTATTTAGATATAAATTTTGTTTAGACATTTCATTGACACTGTCTTTAAAACTTTTAGATATATAATCTAAATCACTAGATGCTTCTCTAAGTTCGTATCTTAAAGCTTTAACAGCAAGTATGGCTTTATCTAAATCTTTAGGATCAAATGGGGTTAAAGGTTTTTCTCCTAATTGCCTTCTAAGATCTGCTATTTCTTTATTTAAAGCGGTTATATCAGCCATAATGTATTATATAATATAAATATGTAAAAAGCAAAAAATACCCACTGTTTAGTGGGTATTAATATTTAGCTACTTTTTTACTATTATCTAATTTGCCTTTAAAATGTGATGGTAAATTTACTTTACCTTCTTTAATCTTTTGAGATTGAGATGCTAAATCTTCATTTTGGGATTTATTTTTTTCTTCATAAAATTCTTTTATTTTATGAAAAGTAAATTTCCGAAGCCAAATAGGCATGTTATAAACTGTCTCCCAATTATATCCTCCTTGACCATGAAAAACTATCTCATGTATCTGAGTAAATAAACTAGATCTAACTTGGGGTACTATATCAGGCGTCAGGCCAAAAAAAGTTAAGTCCAATTGGAATTGAGACTTTTTCGTTGCTTCCATCGGGAAAAAAGGTCAGATCTACGTCTGGTTGCACCTCCTTTATATACTCCCTTAATGCTCTGGAGTCACGAGCTAAGAAAATATTATCTACAAATTCTCTAATGGATTTTGTATCACGGTCACCATTTATTGATGTGATGATATACTTTAAACGAGTAGATAATTCTGCTGAAGAATTTTTATTAATTTTCTTTAATCCTTCTAATTCGGCATTAATTTTCTTCTCTTCTTTACCTGTTAATAATTTAAAGGTAATATCAATATTTGTTGCTGGAAGTGTAAATGAGAATTCATTAACTCCTTTTTTAAATAGAGTAGTGTTTAATGGTTTATCTTTAATTGAGGTTAAGTCGATATTATATTCTTCTCCTCCCCAATTAAATTTATAGTCTTTACCGTATCCTAAAATGCGGGCTGCTACTAAAATAGCATTTTTATCACCAATAATTAAATCTTCGTAATCTATATCAGAGATAATAAGTGATTTAACTAATTCATCTAACACTATACCTTTACTAATATAGTTTTGATTAGTTAATATGTCCTCTTCTCTAGCTGTCATGTATTTCATTTCAATTTTACCGCTTGATAAAGGAGATGATTCAGGATAAACTAGACCTTGTGAAGGTAATTCAATAATTTCTGTTGGGGTAGTGAATTTGTTTTCGCTCATAGCTTTTATTTGTTATAACTTTAATGTCGTATATAAATATATAAAGAAAAAAGAAGCTCACAAAAATTGTGAGCCTTTTTTAATATAAGTAGTAAGATTAGAAGTTTAATACAGCGTAATCAATAGCTAATGTCATTGTGAGGTTTACAGCTGTGTCTACAGTATCCCAGTTATATTCACCAAAATTAGCTTCTTTAATAAATGCGCCTTTTAATACCCACTCACTTACTATATCACCTACAGGTCCTAATACATTAATTGTTAAATCTTTTTTATAGAAATCAGAATATCCATCTCTACCTGTTACTGATTCGTGATGTAAACGTACCCATTCTATTACCGATTGTGCTCCGGATGGAGTGATAGGATCAAATAATGTTAATGTAACATCATTCCATACACTCTTTCCTTTTACTTTACGTAAAATATTAATGTGGTTTAAAGGTACTTCACCTTGAGTTAATGTAACAGCACTAACACCTTTAATTATATAGCTAGGGATACCATCCATATAAAGGATAAATCGGTTAGCTTGTTTTGGTTCAAATGCTGTGAAAAATATTTCGTTTGAGTCTAGTATTGCCATGTCTTTTTATTTATTATAAATATCTATATAATTAATTCTTATGCTGGGAATGTTGCTCCAGTTGGGGTAATATTAAAATCTAAGTAAATAAATTCAGCAGTTTTAGTAGGTTGTAAGTAAATTTGTCCTACCATTTGATTTTGATCAATCACTGTTGGTGTATTATTAGTATCATCCATTATTACTCGGAACGCATACAATCCTTGTCTTTGTTGAACACTTTCTAAGTATGGATTAACTTGAGCTAAAAAATTATTTCTTGTAGCAGCTGTGTTTTGTTCAAACACTAAGTTTTGAGCAACTTGAGATATATATGATTTAAGAGAAATTAATAAACGGCGAACATTTACACGATCTAAAGCTGATGCTTGAGTTTGTAATGTTTTTTGTCCGTATACTACTACTCCAGTTCCGGGGAAGGTAGCAATTGGATTGACTTTTCCGTTGTATAAAGTATCTCTATCACCTTGTGCTAAACGTCTTTCAGCTCTAATTACAGTGCTTAATCCACCTCTGTTTATACCTGCTGGTGCAAACCATGGTTCAGAAACACTATCATTATACGCGTATACTCCAGCAATTACTGTTGAAGCTGGTACCCAAACATTTTGTCCACTATCTGGGTCTTGTACTTGACACCATGGCCAGTAAGTAGCAGCATATGAAGTATTTCTAGAAGCAGCTTGTCCAACTAAATCACTTACTAATTGTCCATAAGCAACCATATCTGTTACTAAAATATTATCACCACGATTTTGAGTGTTAGTTAAAGCTGTAGTTATAGTACTAGTATAATCTTTATTATATATGCCTGGCATTAATAATATATTATATTTGTAGTCATCTTGGTTAGCTAATAATGTTAAACTAGCTGTGTAGTTGGGACCTACTAAACCTTGAGTATTTGTACTATTAATATATTGATAAAAGTTAGCTCCACCAATAATTGCTCCAACTGCTCCTCCGAATGATCCACTACTAAGTATTGGTAAAGATGCAGTATATAATGAATTTGGTGTACCATCATTTTGGAAATAATATGGTGTAGTAATGTTAACATTTTTTACACGCACATAATTTGAACGGTTTGGAAAACTACCTGTTAATTGTAAGTAAGCTGTCCCAGTACTTGTGTCTGTTTGATAAGTATATTTATAATCACCTATTATTTTAGATACATAATTTGGTGAAAATGGATCTAATGATAAACCAGCGTATGTTTCTAAAACTGTTGGGTTTAAATTAGTATCACTACCTTGACGAATTATTAAATCAAATGTTCCAGAAGAACTATTTGAAGCAACAACCTGCCATCTTACATTATCAGCTGATCCACTTGGTAATGATCCACTAATTTCTGTACTTGTACTATTAGCTGCTATTCCTTCAGTGATTGTTTCTAACACAAATACAGTAGAAGATCCACTATTTAAAATAGCACTACTTGTAGCAGAAGTATAAGCTCCGTTCACAACACGAGTTACTAATAATGAAGTTCCTCCATTAGCAAAATAATTATAAGCTGCTATTGAAGTGAAATAAGTATAAGTATTACTAGTACTAGTAGTACTACCACTAGTAAAAGTTGTACCAAATTGTTGTTGGTACTGAGAGTAAGAAGTAACTACTGTAGGTATACCTACTCGTCCTTTTACAGTTGGGCCTACAATAGCTGCCCCGGCGGTTATAGGACCTTGAGATACAAATGAAGTATCATTTTCTCTCGCTAATACTCCTGGTGATATTAAAGTTTCTGCCATGGTTTATGTTATGTTTGTTTTAATTATAAATATCTTAAAAAAGGTCAAAATCATGAAACCGGGATGAACTCTCCTTTTTCTAAATCAATATTTCCATCACCATATTTTTCTTGAAGTTCTTTAGCTATTTTTGTTTCTTCTTCAATTTGTTTTTGAAGTTGTGATTTAAGAGTTTGCTTATCTAATTCTAAAAGTTGAATACGATACTCTATTGTTCCTAATGCTTGAACCAAGTTAGATTGGTTAGTTTGAATTGTCTTTAAAGATTGAATTTCTTCTTGTGTTAAAACTTTGTTTTCCATAAAATTTATTTTTTGTTATTGTTTATTATAAATATCACGAGGAGGTTGGTAAGTTATTAATATCTACTACTGTTTCTAAAAATACTGTAAGTTTGTTTCGATTTGAAAATTTACTTATAAATGAAGTATCTTTTTGTATTGTATCAGGTATAATGTACCCATGCATTTTTAAAGTAAAAGTACTTTTAACTATTCTTTCAGCATTGTCAGATAATTCTACAGTAGATGAAAATGAGTCAATATTTGTTTTAAACTTAAAACGTTCTGGATCACCCCAATAAGCATCAGAAGCATATTCTACTGCTTCAATAATTTTATTTAATTGATCATTATAATAAGTAAATACTGCACACTCATATGTCACTGTTAAATAATCAGGTACAACTGTGGCATATAATGTTTGTTCTGGTTTAATTCCGTTTAAGATATTAAATTTACTATAAGTATTTTGTTTACTATATTTCTTACTAGTTATAGCTATATTATTAGGTTGGTTAGCATCTAGCTTATTTGCTAAACCTCTATTTTTTTCAATACTATTTCTTTTAAACATTAAAAGAGGAGCCATTATTCTACCATTTAAATCTCTATAATATCCATCCTTTTGAAATGATTTCCATTTTTCAGGTGAACCATAGATAACAGGAACAGGTATTAATTCTTCATTTTGTTTAACTGTTAG